ATCAAAACGATCATACAATGTATCACCCTTATGGGAAATTACGAATACATTTATAGAATCATCCAAACTATTGATCAGCTTCATGAATTCCTCTGTTCCTGTGGAATCCAACGAACTATCAAATACCTCATCCAACACAAGTAGATTGGTATTTGCACTGTTTTTCAATTTTGCAATTGCTCTCCAAGTGAATAGTAATGCAAGATCAATTCTCATTTTCTCACCTTCACTAAAAGATGCATAACTAAATTCATCACGATGGCGGCTACGAATAACCTCATTGAATTCTTCATCCAATGTGAAATCGAAATAAGAATCCATTGCAGACAAATGTTTGTTGATCAACCTATTCATGATGGGTAGATACTGTCTGACTATCCTTGTCTTGATTCCCGTGTCCTTGAGCAGTTCATTTGCAGTCTCATAATATAACTTGTCCTGCATAAATTCATCCTTCTGTTTAAGAAATTCAACTTTTTCCTCATTCAGAATTTTTAGTCGTTCATTATCATCTATGGATTTATCCTTTACCTTTTCGAGATACTCGATTTCCTCCTGCATGACTCTATTCATGGATTTATTTGAACCAATATTGGATTCGATCCTTCTTACAGAGTTCTTTGCACGTTCTAATGATTCCTCCACATCATCCCAATAATCATCCCGTTTCTCTTCTTCATCGATAGCTTTCACTATGAGCTCTACTCCGATCTTCAATTCCTCTACTTGTGAAAGGTTATCGGTAACTATTGGTTTTTTGTGTTCTAGTCCTATAGATTGCTTACATTTGGGGCATTCGGTTTCGTGTTCAAAAAACTTAATGGACTTCTCCAATTTGTTAATCTGACCCTCAATACTACCCTGATACCCATACATTTTGAATACTTTTTGTTCCCATTCCGAATGTCCAGAATATTCCTCTAAAAGAGTAGAAACCTTTTCTTCGGCTTCCGATTTGTCGGTAAGTAGTGTCTCAGTGCTTCGATCATTTTCTGCAATCTTGTCTTTGGTTTTCTGAATCTTATCATTATTGATCTCCAATACTTCGTTCATATACTTTTTTTGAACATTGATTTTTTCTTCGTTCAGTTCAAGTTTGTTGTTATTATCTATCGTATTTCCCCTATTTTCTCCAATACGAACTTTCAATAAGTGATTCATCAGAGAAAATACTTGGATATCTAATAGATCTTCGATTATCTCCCGTCTATGATTTAATGGGAGTTGCATGAACGGTAGAAAAGAACTGGAACCCAACAATATAATCTGTGTGAATGATTTGTAATTGAGTTTCAGTACCTGTTTTTCTAAAATATCTTGATAATCCCTAGATTTGGCATCTTGGTTCATCAAACGACCATCGATATAGATTTCAAAAATACTTGGTTTGATACCTCGTCTTACCAAGTATTCCTTACTACCAATCTCAAATTCAACCTCAGCTACACATTCCCTTTCGTTTATAGAATTCACCAATTGTGGTTTATTTATTCTCCGAAATGGTTTAGAGAATAATGCAAACGTCAATGCATCCAACATGGTTGATTTACCAGACCCATTATCACCCAACACTAAAGTAGTACGGGTATTGTTTAGGTATACTTCAGTGAATCTAGAACCAGTAGACAGAAAGTTCTTGTACCTAATTACATTAAATATTATCATCCTATATCAAGTGCCTCGATGTATAAATCCTTTAACAAATTATTCAATCTACCCTTGTCTACATCGAGACTCATCGAATCTACATATTTTTCCAAAATAGTCAATGTGTCCTCTGCTTCATCAACTATCTCATCATCGTCTATCAACTCGTTACTACCCTCTAATATGGAAATATTTTGTGGACTACTCATATACAACCCATCTATAAATTTATCAAAGAAAAAAGGATTCTGTTTATTTCGTACAACTACTTTGACATACGTTCCCTCATATGACTGAAAATCAGTCATAACATCATCCAAATGGTCTGCATTAGTATCATCATAATAGACCATGTTAAATAATTTGTACGGGTTCTCTATGAAATTTAACTCACGACTTTCCGTATCAAACGTATGAAACCCCTTTTTTATATCGTAATCACTCCACATTATTTCGTATGGAGAGCCCAAATAGTAAATATGCCCATCATCACTCTTATAATGAAAATGACCACTATACACAACATCAAACTTCTGAAAAGTCTTTTTACTAATCCCATGATTACATACCGCACCTTTAAACATTGAAAACCCACTGACCTCAAGATGACCCATCAAGATTTGTGCGGGAGTATTCATAATCTCCGTCATGGAATCCTCTAAATTATCTGGATTAATCCACGGCATAAAACAGATATCCAATCCATCAAAAGTAACCGTTTCGGGTCTATCATAGATATGGATAAATGGTGCATCACCAAACAACTCATTTACTGCATTTATTCTATTTGTGTTTCTGTAGTATGTGTCGTGATTGCCAATAATAATATGAGTATCGATTCCACTATCTTGGAGTCGAAAAATAAAATCAGTCCTAAGACTATTAAGCGTGACAAAATTAACATATTTCCTCCTGTCTACCAAATCACCTAAGTGTATTATGGTTTTTATATCGTTGTCAATGATATACGGAAAAAATATATCACTATAAAATTTCATCATGTAATCACTTATCACACCACTGTCATTTCTTGCTCCGAAATGTGTATCTGTTATTAATGCAATTTTCACTAATTACTCCATAAATTCTTCAAGACTACCAAGTGATTTTCCTTTTAGTCGTTTTTTGGCCCTACGTTTCAAGTCTCTTTGAATACTTTCTACGTCCTTGTTTCCTATCACTTCTACTATAACATCCTCACCCTCCAAATTTTCCAAAATACCACTATTCTCAGTCACCAAATGTTTTATATAAAATTGTTTTTTCTCCTTCTGTATTATTCTAAGGAATGCATAATAAGTTATTTGTGTAAAGTATGCAAACGGATTCTTGGACTTTTCTGGATCAAAATTTGTACAATACCGAATACAATTCTCGACCCCATCCATCACCATATCATCTCTGTATGTGTAATTCATGAAATTGGGTTTAGACGAAAGTCCTTCCCCTATCATCAAAAAACATCCAGCTATATACTCAGGAATGGATGGGATTTCATCACCATAATTCTCTGCAACTCTACACAATTTCTTATACTCTACAAGAGCATTATACAATTTTTCATTATCAACGTAATTGGGCATAGCATATTATACCATATTTTTCGTCATTTGTCAAGACGTTATACTTTCTTCTGCAAAAAATGATTCCAGGTTTCCTGCATTTATGTCCTCCTTTACTGCAATCAATGGATCAGCAACGGGAAGTGCATCATCTTCAGTATGTTTTCTATGTCCTCTAAAGGAACGTTTAGTTGCACCAGTGTACCAACAATCCCAATCATCATCAAACAATTTATATTGTTTTCCACCGATTTCTTTTCTTGCCCAATCCTCAAATGTCATCTTGTTGAACCATCCAGCCATCAACCAAAATACACGATAAACCCTTGCAAGGTTCTTAGTCCAATGTTTTCCCACATATGGATTCCCACGTTCAAGTTTGTTCAGTGGACAATATCGTGTTGGATACGGTCTGATTCCCAACTTGACACATTCGGTCATTCTATAATTTGCCTCCTGTGGTTTATCTGCAAAATTGAACAGTACATAAGACATTATTGCCGATTTAGGTACTCCGTGTTTCTTCAATTTTTCAATTGCAGGTTGGAATATCCCATCTTCCTCAATCCTATCAAATGCAAGTCTCATTCCAGTTCTACCAAATTTGGTTTTACCCAACAAGTCTGCAAGATCATCTGTTATGAACTTACAATCAAACCCATTATCAAATACGACTCGTTTATCCTTCTTATGTGCAAACGTGATCACATCTTCTATATGTTCCATAGGTAATGACGATAAATTATTATCTGATACCATCATATACGGACGATCATCCAAAATATGTTCCTTCCATTCTGGATTCACCCACAAACCACCACTGTCCTCTCTTGGTTCAATTTTCCAAACCACACAATATGGACAGAAATGTGGACATCCCCTCGTAGTAAAAATGAACGAAAACTTATTCCAGGGATCCTCCATACCCCATTGTTCATATGCTTCGTAATCGGGTGGACTCATATCAAGATCCTTCGAGAACCCTTTGAATATAGTCACATGAGGAAATAAATCCGTTATAGCTTTACTCATGATGGATGCATACACTCCACCCACTATCACGGGAACCCCACGATTTAGGAAATTTACAGCTTTAATGGAATCATGTACTTTCTCAGAATCATAGGTAAACAGTGATGTAACACACACCAAATCTTCACCCACTGGATTATAATCCCTCTGATATACTACCTGAACCCCATGACGTTTTGCAAATGTGGATATTTTTGCAAGTCCTAGTGGCAAGTATTTCCTTGCAAAATGTGGTTCAAGTAATACAATCTTCTTTGCATTACGAATTCTACTAATAGTGTCTGCGTTTCCCTCGAAATCGATTCCTTGTGTCTTGATTGCCTTTGCAGCCTTATCGGCAGTATCAGCATAATCGAATCCGTCGATTCCTGCAGTAAAATTTATAGAACCCCTTTTACTATCCTTGTGATCCTTTTTAATTTGATCGACTGACCATGCAGATGACATTTTTACCTCTCCTTAAATTAGCCTTGACAAATCCCAAAAAATATGGTATACTAGCGTGTCTACCTGGGACAGATAGGGAATAGTAATTACTCATTCCAGTCCACAACCTTAAACGTATAGTTAAACTCTTGTTCTTCATATATATTTAGCCTACCTAGAAAGTGATTCCAAGTGTAATTATCCTTATTGTTGGTTCTAAAATCATCAGCTATATCATATAGATTCACATCCGATTTATCTTCTGTAGTTCTCAATCCCCTACCAATTGATTGTAGGTTTCTAATACGACTCTTATGTGGTGATGCAAATACTACATTATGTAAATTTTTAATATTCACCCCCTGTGAAAATGTACCATATGATGCAATTACAATATTGTCATTTGACTTTTCTACCGTTTCTCTAACCATTTCCCTCTCCAAGGCATCAACTCCACCATGTATAAGAAATACATTCTTGTTTGTGTATTGTGGTATCATATCATACAACACCTTACCATGTTGTTCTACCCTTGTATAAAGGATCAAAGTATTTCCCGTACATTCGGAATTTACAAATTGAGCTATATATTGGTTCCTCTCTGGCATAGTAACTATAAATTTTATTTCGTCTTGGAATTCCAATTTACTGACTATTTTACGATCTGCATCCGAATGTTGTATTTGTATACAATGAATATTCAATTGTGCAAGTATTTTTTTATCCATCAACTCCCTTGAAGATGTAGTCTCATGTACCTTACCAAATAATCCCTCTAATGACAATAAATTTATATTTGAATCATCGGGTAATGTTCCTGTGGTTCCAATCCTATATTCACAGTTTACCAACTTTTCCATTATTCCAATCAATGATGTTGCTTTGAATCCATGTGCTTCATCACCAACAACCATTCCAAACTGTTCAAAAAATGGTTGACCTAATCTGAATATCGATTGCCATGTACTGATAATAATAGGTTTCTCAGTTTCCCTATCTGCACCTGCGTATATCCTATGACAATTATCCTCTGAATTCCAGGATACTACACTTGCATAATCATCGAAATCCTTGAACATCTGTTCTACCAATGATGTAGTAGGAACCACTACAAGAATTTTTTTGTTACTGTTCTGTTGATAGGATCTAATTAGACAATAAATCATCAATGATTTTCCCGAACCAGTGGGTGATACCAAAATACATCGTTTATTAATCAATGCTTCATGTATAGCCATGTACTGATACGGTCTAACTGTAATTTTCTCATCGTCCAAATGAATATCAAGACTATCAACAAAATGACCGATTATTTCTTTGGTCTTAGGATTATTAATAACCCTATAATCGTCACCTCCCAGTATACCGTATTTTCGTGATTCTGCAAAATCGATCATTTTATTGTATAGTCCACCATAGGTTCCATTATAGTACCCATATATACCCTTTATTCGTTTGAATAAACGAATTTTCCCATCCCACTTTTTCTGTCGATAGGAAGGCATAAATTTGTAATTTGGAACCTGGAAAGTAAAAAAGTCTATAAGTTCTTGTGTGATACTAGGTTCACAATCAACCTTCATATAGACTTCATTTTCCTTGGATATGGTAATTGTATCAGGTTGCACCATTTAGAAATTTATTCCATTCGATTGCATTTTTGATATGCCATTGACGATTTTCAATTCCCTTTAAAGTTCTATTGAGGAAATCTTTCCTTATAGATGCATATTCTCTCATCTCATCCAATATACGGAGTTCTGAATCTGCAGCTATATAAGTAGGTAATTCTGATTTGATGACCACTCTATCAAATGGTTTTTCATCATATACCTCTTTTGGTGATTTTCCCAAGTAATAATCGGATTTGCTCCTCAGTAATTCTTGGTAGTCATTCTCCAAACGTTTCAATTCTAGTCCAGCTAGAGTGTGTTCTTTGAGATACTTGTCGTAGAGATATGGTGTACGGAGTGATTCTCTCACTAGATCATCTTCTATTAATTTTAAATCTGATTCTGTTTCTTCAAATAATTCTTCCAGACTTTTCATAACGACCTCCAATGGTATAGCTGCAAGAACCGTACCAACTATTTAATAATGTAATCACGGAGTTGAAAAGTTACATCTGCAACAATAACTCCACCGTCTGCTGCACTATCAAAAGCAATTGCACCCAATGCAGTAGGGAAGCAATCTCTGAAAATAACTTCTTTGTTTGTATTCTTACTGTTGGTAAGTATATGTAACGTAATATCAGATACCACATCCTGTAAACTGGGATTGACTTTTTGGTAGGTATCGGAAGTTTGTCGTAACGTATTATATTCTTCTAATATTTCAGGTGTACCCAATCCCCTCATCCAATTCAACACCTCTATATAATTTGCCAAATCCTCATCGATAAGAAATGTTGCTGTAAGTGATTCAAACTCCATTTTGTCACCAGGAATTGGAATATTGATTATTGGGGTTATTTGTTCAATTTCACCTAAAGTAACTCCAGGAACACTCACACTTTGACAAAAGAATGTTGCCATTGGTACTCGTTCAATATCAAGTCTAAATGCCAATGGACTCAATATATTGTAATTGGATGGTAAACCTGCGACAAATGCCATAACACCTCTATTTATAACCAATAAAAAGGGGGAGATTTCTCTCCCCCAGTTTAGTGTAGTGTGAAATGCGTTTACATTAAGTTAGCGACTTGAACACTTCTGTAGTATGGATTAGAATCAGCAGCACCAGGACCAGCAGCAGTAGCTACAAACGGATTTTGTTGTAGACCATAACGGGTCTTAAATCCGATTTTCGGTTGGAATGTGTTTTCCCCAACGGCACGCACCATTTGCAATGGAACGTATGGGCAATAGAACAGACCAGCGTCATAAGGTGAAGTACCTTTGTAACCAATCGTGTAGTATTCGGAATCAGTTAATCCTAAAGTAGCACCAGGATTACGATAGTAAGGATCGATGTAGACATTGTAACGTCCATTGAGAACACCAGCAAAGGTATTTCCAGCAACATCGGAACTTAGGTTATTATTCAGTGCAGGATTGTAGTCCAAAACACCAGCCATAGAAAGAGCAGAAGCAACGTCACCACTAGTGATAATAATATTACCACGACCACGGCGAGTATCTACTGCAATTTGGTTAGCATCACGTTCAATTTGGAAAATAAGTCCTTTGAACTTTTCTACCGACCATCGACCATTACTGTCTGTATCGAGATCGAATATACCTGCAGCAGTAGTACCAATTGCGGCACCAGTTTTTGCAATTATATTGATTCGACGCACGATCTCACGATTGATTTCGGCAAGAATTTCAGTTGACAGAATATTCGACAATTCCGTTTCTGCATCAAGACCATGAATTGCTTTCAAATCTTGGGCAAGTTCTGTCGTGTATTCTGCTTTCAGGGCACGCGTGGCAGCAGTAACAGTTGCTTTCTCGATACTGAATGCCATTTCGTGGAAATCATCAGCTGGAGAAAGACCACCCATTGCTTCACCTTTGGCAGTCGTTGCAGCACCAACGGTATCGGTATCATAATCAGTAGCAAACGGATCTGATACTTGTATACCTGCAGCACCAACACCAGCAGAATCAGCATCACTATCATCAGTTGCAGAATGTGCCGTAGTTGCTTCGTCGAATAGTGCTTCAGCAGTAGCAGTTCTACTACCATCATCGGCAACATATTGCGATTTCATTGCAAAAATAAGTCCTGTCGGACCTGTCATCGGT